GTCCGGCGTAATATAAGCAGGCCGCATTATAATTTTCCTACTAACTGCGCTTTATATGCGGCCAAGATTTGATTGTCCAAATCGTTATCCGTGGAATCCACCAGCCTTTCCAGCAGTAGCAGAACAACTTTTATGAGTAACTTTTCCCCAAACAGACTCATTGCCATCGTTTTCACGGTTCCCGCGATCAACGGGGCCAATGTCGCAATCATATTTTATCCAGTTTTAATTCAAAACGGCGCAGAACTTCTGTCAGTAAAGTTACGGACTCCTCCATCTTGGATGAACGTTCGTTTGTCTTACCGATTAAATCCTGCAAGGCGCGGTCGTTCTCGCTATCTTTTTCCATCCACGAATCTCGCTCAGCGACTTGGAGCTTGAGCAAATAAACAATCAACCAGCCTGCAAAGCCGAGACTTGCCAGCGTGCCGCCGAGGTCGGCGAGGGATTGGATTAGGTCAGTACCCATTACTCAGCAGGATTCATTTCTGCGTTCTGTGCTTCCAGAAAAGCCGTGTAGGCTTCTTTCACATCATCCGTCATCACTGTATTGAACTGTGCTAAAACTACTGCATTAGTGAGCTTTGAAACGTCAGAGTCAGGTTGCAGAACGTACCTATGAAAACTCGAAGAAATCTCTTCCCCGTCCTCAAGGATTTGGTTTCTTTCTCTTACCTGTATGCAGTAGTGTGAACCCACTGCAATAGTTTCTGCCCTGTCGATTATTGTTTTTTTTGTTAGTGGCATTTTATATATAGTGGAAAAAGTGAAAAAATTCAGGCCGCGACATACGCTCCACCGAAACCAAAATAAGTACCTGCTTGAATGTGATTTGCCAGATCATTAACGGCTGTAGTTCCATTAAAATCGTCAATCCGGATATACTCACCCCCTGCCACGCAAAGAGTCTGAATATTTCCCGCCGTGGCCCCCGTCAAATCGTACACCCAAATAGAAACACAAGAAAAGCCACTCTCATCCCCATGGGAATTATTATCTACAACATAAGGCAGTCCTTCCAGTTTTAAATCCCCTGATGGGGTGGAAACGCTATCAACGGATACTCTCCCACTAATATACACCAGCCGGCCAATTCTCGTGTAGCTAAGTCTTCGGCCAGCACCCGCCAATGTGATTGTTCCAGATCCAGGAGTCATAGTTGCAATAAAATAGCCCTCTTCGTAAGCATCACTCCCACCTAAATAATTCGCGGAAGTCGTTCCCCCGTCAAAATAGATTCCTTTGCCTGCTGCAAGATAAATATCCTGAGTCAATGCGATATCCCCGTCTGTTTCGACGGTCAGAGCCGCCGATCCGCCTGCGTGTTGTATCTCCAGGGGCTGCCCGGAATCCGGTTTGAAAACTCTTGTCATATTACCTCATGTATTTGAAATGCTGTTTCTGTAAACGATCCTGAATGCGTTGCATATGCCATCGACGGCGCAGACCTCAGATAGTAAAATCCAGCCATTCGTGTATTTTCATTGCGTCCCGAATCTAAACCTTCGGCGATGATGGCCGGAAACGGTTTGGACCGGAACGCACGGTAAAAGCCTTCGAAGTTCTGCGCGTTTGTATCACTGAGCATCGCGCTAACGTTAAAGCCCTTGCAAACGTTGCGCTGGGTCTGGCTGTATCCGCCATTCATGAGCGGACGACGAACCGAGTAGTCCGTGAAGGTTCGTGAGAGTCCAAGTTGTGGGTTTTCAATATTCAAGACCGATCCGGCGCGGGCGATTCCTAATTTAATCGGATGCTTGATCGCGCTGACGGTCGCATCAGATGCCGCACTTGACAGCTCCACGTCTCCGACTCCGGTCCCGTCTCCAACGATTTTTGTTACTTGGTAATCAGTCCCGCCTATCGTGCAAATTGATCCGATCATCACATTTGCAAAATCATTGAGATTAACCGCGGCCCCGGATGAGTCTTCGAAGCGCCCTGCAACACCTGCCGCTTCCTGGTCCCATTGATAAATCGCATTCCCGGAAACGGGCGAGTCTTTGCGGTCGGTCGAGGTCGTCAGCTTCAGCGTAACTGTTGCCGCAGTCAATACCGGTCCCGTCGAAATCCGTTGAATCGAATTTGCCGAATCAGTCAGAACCAAATCTGCCGCGAGGGTCAAGTTTCCGGCCAGTACCAGCGTTGTCGGCCCCTGCGTATATTCGGAAATCGTTCCGCCTGCATAAGGGCTTGAAATCGTTGGACCTGGGAATGATGCGACACCAAACGAAAACCACTCAGGACTGATCCGCTGGCTTGATCCCGTCGCCAGTTCCGACAGGCTGGAATATGGAGTTGTGTTAATAGTAATCTGTCCTGAATCATCGGTTGTATCTGATACCATGACCGTCGCCGAATCTGCTTGGAGTCCAGACAGGAAAAGGGCTTGCATACCTGACGCAACGGTCAGCGTAATTGTGCAAGTCGTTGCATTGCAAATATACGGGAGGCTCGGTATGTCATCTCGGACGTTTCCAACCGGATACGTCGCGCTTAAATGGCTGGCGCTCGATGAAACCGCACTGATTAGATCATCCTGTAGAATCTGCATTAGGTCCGTTCCAAACTTGTTATGCTCCCATCACCAGCAAACGTTGTTTCTTGGCGGTTTAAATCATAAATGATTTTTCTTACTAAAAGTTGGTTACACGTCACCCTATCGACTTCTCTTGTAAAATTCAGATTATCCCCGGGTAAAATAGTTGTGTTTAAATTATTGAGCGTTACCGAAATATTTATCTTTTTCTCAACATCTAAAATAGATTCCAGATATTTTAACTGCTGTCCAGTTGAGTCATGCATTTGTTCAACATGATATTCAGCTCCAATTGGTACATCTGAATTTGTGACGGATAGTGTTTTATTTGATTCTATAAACTGGTAATTATCACCCGCCAGCGTTCCCGATGCATTTCTTGTGGAAAATAAACACGAAACCGCTTTAATAGGATTCATAAATATATATGAGACTCTAACAATTTCCGTATCATCTAAGGCTGTAGCCGCTGGCGCGTTTGCACGGTCTATCAAATATGAATTCAGATTTGCATCATCTGCCGATGTATACCTGACATAAAACTGATAATTAGTATTTCTACAAACGAAGTCCAAAAAATCCTCAATGGTTGTATCGTTGGAATACTCGACCATCAAACCTGCCTTGACGCTATCATCAGAGTCTGGCGCCTTGGTTGCAGTGCATGGAGAATAAAGAAGGTCAACCAGATCGAAAACTGTTTTATATGTCACAACAGTTTCGACAGTAATAGTCCCATCATATGCGGCCCCGTCTGATCGTTTGTATGACTTTGTAGCCAGTGTGAAGTTGGATGTTTCATCAACCCCATCAATGTATATTTTGAAATTTGATCCGGTCGCGGGATACCAGTTATTAAATGGTGTGAAAAAGTAATGACCATAAAACCCATCCTGATAATACATACTTCTAGGTATTTCCCTTTTTGTCACCCCTGTGGAAAATGCAACATAGGGAACCGTCACAATTTTATTTAAAACACATTGAGTCCCTGAACCTGAATTATAGCCATTAGTCACAACACGAGGTGTAGCAAAAGATGCTCCGGTGCTATCTAAATCAATACTAATATCATTGCCAGAAGTCGCGGTCACTAAATATTGGGTATTTGCTATGACCGGATCAAAGGTATTATTGACTGTTACTAAATCACCAACCGCCACCCATTCATCAACATCGTTTGCACCCATTTCTCGATTGTCTATGGTTAATACTGTCGGATCTCCTGCCGTTAATGTCGAAACAGACCAACTACCAATTGACCTCTGATTGCTTAATGCTGAATATTTTGCAAATTCAAACAGATCAAAAATTAAAGTATTTTCTGAAATATTTCTTACAACTGCATATCCATACCACAATGCGACCTTATCCCCTTCGGGTTCGCCGGGATTTATAACTGTTATAAACTGTTGGTCTGGATTGGTGATTAAACTACTCCAGTTTGTTGAGTATCCGAAAGGATGGTTCGTTTTATCTGGAGCATTTATTAATGACAATTGCCCTGAACGTGTTTTTAAAAATCCTTCACCTGACCATTCAATCTTCGGTAGTTTGTCAACATACGGATAATAATAATCAGACCCGCTGAAACCTTCCGTGGACATATAATAATCTGATCCTGATATGGTCATTTTCACCGTGATAATTTGCGTCATGCGGCAAACAACTCAGCAACTTTAGGCATTCCCATACGTTCCGCCTTCGTCTGGACATCAACTCGGATAGCGCTATCATATTCAGAAATACGTTGGCCGGTTCCATCGTAGATATTCACGATCACTGCTTGCTCTGAATTACGGTTTGGAGCAATCGAACCCATCTGCCCAGGTGTAAAAAGTTCCGGTCCTTGTTCGCCGACTAAATAAGGCTGACCCGCCATGATATCGCCTCCAGCTTGTTTCCCAGGCGGTTTTTCATTAACTATTTTTGAAATTTGCGCTGCACCTAATACATAAATCGCGGCGGCGGCAAAGCCTCCAAAAACACCAAGTTGAGCCCATGCCTTCATTGCCGCTTCGTGGGTTGACATCCACGTGTTTGCAATTGCGGCGGCTTGCCAGAATCGGAAAAGTTCGATTCCTTCGTCTTTCACTGAACTTGCCATCGACTCCATTGTTGACATCGTTGCTAGGAATGCTTTTTCTTCTAATTTGTTTTTACTGTAAAAATAGGTTTCATCATCCTTAAACATTGAATCACGCATTTTCTTATTTTGTTCTTCCAGGGAAGCGGCAAGAGCCCGTGCGGCTTGCATTTCTTCTTTACGTGTTGCTTTTTGTATTGCCTTCTTTTCGGCGTTATTTGCTTTCAATGTTTCTAATGCTTTCGCTTCATAAATTGCATTTTCTTCCATAAGGCGTGCCTGAGCTTCGGCGAGGCTATTTACGTAATTCTCCTGAATCCTTATTTCTTCGGATCGTGCCTTCTGCATTTTAATTGCATTTGCCTCTTCTAAAATCCTTTTTTTAATTACTTTTATTTGATCTCGAATTACATCACGTTCTTTTGCAAGGACTTGAAAATTCTTTTCAGCTTCTTTACGGACTAATTTTTGACTTTTTATTTGAACTTTAATTTCTCCAGTCAATCCACGGATTGATGTTGTAACAGCTTTTCCATTCTTCCGTAAATCATCATATACGTTTAACTGTTTTTGAATTTCCTCCAGTAATTTCGGCAATGGCATTGCGGCACGTTCTGCCGCTTCAAAAAATGGATCAAGTGCATCATTAGCCAGCTTAATAACAGGCGCAAACATTTCCAACGCACTATTTTTCAGAAGTGTTAAACGATCATTAAATTCTTCAGTCGTTTTAATTCCATCTCTGTCAATTACTCCACCATATGCTTCCAACGCCCTTCCTGCGCCTTCAATTGCTTCTCTGCCTTGGATTAAAAAAGGAAGCATTTTCACACCTGCCCGACCAAAAAGATCAGTAACAATCGCGGCTTCTTCTCCACTTCCTTTTATTTTCATAAAACCATCAGAAACTCTTAATAACAGCTCATTTAATGGTAGAATTTTCCCGTTAACATCAGTGAATGAGACTCCCAAATTATTGAATCCGTCAACCGCTTCTTTTAGTCCTTGTTTTGCATCACCTGTCACCGTTGCAAACTTTCTCAACGATTGATCAAAAGCACCGATATCCGTACCACCTAATTGAGCCGCATATCGAAGTCGTTGGATTGCACCAGTTCCAATCCCTAATGCCGTTGACAATTTTCCAATATCATCAGCAGATTGACGAATATTATTGGCAAGCGAGCCAAGTGCCGCCGCACCAATAAGACCTGCAACCGCGCCTTTTAAACCGCCTAGAGACGATTTCATCCGCTTCATGGACTTATCGACTGACGAAAACGCCTTCTTTGTCTTGTCTTGTCCTCTTATCTCAACGGTGGTGCTTGGCACGTGCTTTTTCTTTTTGTTGTTTCAATTCAAAATATGCGATCCAGCCTTTAAATTCATCCTCGCTGATTTCCATAATTTCAGAGACGGTCTTATGTAAAATTTCAGCAAGTTGAAAGATTACATAAAGGTCAGGATCGCTCTTCAGTTTCCCGAAATCTCTTCATGCGTTGGATCATTCGCATTCATTTCCTCGATGATGCGCTGACAAACATCAGGATCAAATTCATCAATAATTTGATTCAAATGCCCGCGATTAAAAAGGGCTTTGCCGTTCTCATCACGACAACGAAAAATAATTCCCCAGGCAATGCATTTATCCCACTCATCGCGCTGAACGTGCTTCATCACGATAGCCCGCTGGCTTAACTTCATCGCAGAACGATAGTAGATTTTCTTATCATTCCATTCAGGAACTATCAGGCATTTTAGCTCTTCGGCAAGACGTGCTTTAAATTGATCCTTGGCGATTTTTAGAACATCCGTCATGCGTTTGTATGGGTTAGCGCTCCCGTCCCTTGGAATGAAAATGAAAAGCTGACCGGAGCATCAACGGAACCACCAAAACTTACACCCGTTACAACAATCAAACCGCTCCAATAATCGCCAGCAGATGTGCCAATCGGGAAAAATTTCCCATAGAACGTGCTGTCCCCACTGATTAAAGCCGTTTCGATTGCTTCCTGCGCGGTATCGTCATCTGACCAGTTCGCCTCGCCTGATCCACTCCATCCATAATTGCCTTGAATGAAAGTTTTAAACCGATCCGATCCCATCGAGGTCGTTTCAATGGCTTCGCCGCTTTCTTCAATCGACCATGATGTTAATTCTGCGACTTCTGAGTATGTGATATTATCGGCTGATATTTCTAAAACACCGCCGTTTCCTGCATGTGACATATTTACTTTCTACGCGGCGGTGTCCGGCGCGTTTTCCAAATATTGATAAATGACCAGATAAGTCATTCGGACTGATCCGGTCGGTTTGGTCGCTTCGGCGTTAACAGACGCGTCTGCGCTGGTGAGATACGAATCACGAGCCAGCGAATTAATATCGATATCCGCCTGCATTGCAATTTGAACCTCTTTCTGAATTGCCGCTAACGTATTCATAACAGATGAACCGTCTGAACCTTGGCAATATCCTTCGATATTTACTGTCAATTCTGAAGTAATCCCACGAATCGCGCCCATTGAACGGATTTCGACGGATTCCTCAGAATCAAAAACCAATAAACAAGGAAGCTTCGATTCTTCAACCGGATATGCACGCGATTGAAAAACATTTGCCCCGGTCGTAGAAAGCGAGGTGACATCAGTCGCGATGTGCTCCCGAATTTGTCGCCTTAAATGGTTTGCCATAATGCTTAATAAAAAATGCGCCTATTTTTTTCTTTGCATTATTGCTCCTCTAATACCAACAACGTGGTCCCTTGAAAACCGGAACCAGAATCCGCCTGCACGCCTACGACATGATATGTGTTCGAACTGATGACAATGACGTCACCATGTGCCGCCGCAGAAACGTCGGTTGTCTGGCATAAGCATATCGGTGTATTCGATTCAATGTCTCTTTCACCCGTATCCAAAGGGATACTATTGAAAGGCGCATCGAATAAAACGTTAATCGTTGCCGCTGACTCACCCGCCGCGGTATAAGTTGCCTCGACTGCGAAGTCGTCCGTCCTGAAAAAATCACCCAGATCGGTTGCCGTTTCAATTGTCACCGTCTAGCTTTCCTTTTCTTCGGCGTTGAATCGGAACCTTGAACACCAACGGCCCGGTTCGTTGCGTCGGCTTCAACAAATTCTGCATTGCCGGAACCAACATGCATATCTGCTATCTGCGCCGGCAGTGTGTGAACCGTCCCAACCTTTGCAACGTCGTTACTGATAATCGTCTGTTTTAGAATTTTGATGGTTTTGTTCATTTTCCCCTCGGTAGATGGGCGGAATGTTTCAGTGTTCCAAACCATCCCGCCCTCTTAAAATTACTCGGTTGTTTTACAGAATGCCGTCGGCAAACGCACCCCTACGTCAACGTCCTGCAAGGCGTAAAAGTTTACCGTCCCAGACTTACCCGAAGTAAAAGGATCGGTGAGAATGTCGAGCCCAGACCAATAAGCCAGAATAAGTTGTCGCCATGCGCCGAAGGTCAATTGGCTACAAAGTTCTGAGATGAGGACCGGATAATTCAATATTCTCATATTATCATCAAGAACGAAACGTCCTGACCCGGAATCTTTGGTTTTCACCATCAAGTTACCTGCAACCGTTGCGGGGCATGCCCATGCGAACTCATCACGTGGTAATGAAAGCGCACGGTTTGATGCAACCGTCGACCAGACTCCAACAGCCTCGGCCCACGTCGGATCGTTTTGATCCGTACAAGTCTTTGTTGAAATCGAAGAATTGTACAATCCAGTCGGTGTGTCAGACGATCCATCACCACTCAACGCTTTATCCTGAATGGCGGCCGCGATCTGCTTTGCCATGTCGTCGATGATCAACGTCTCAACAGTATAATTTGTTTTTGCTTCCTCCAGCAGGCGTCTCGTGACTTGAGAATAGGCGCCTACAGTTTTTGGAGTAAGCGAAACCTGGTCCAACGTCCCTTGAGACTCGGTCAAGTCCCCTGCCTCGGCGACCCAGTATGCAGTCTGAGATGCAGTCAATCGTGGAATATTGATTGGACCATTCAATCCGCGGAGCTCCGTGACTCCAACATCAGTCAAAAACAGATAATGTCTCAAGCGATCAATGAACGAAACCAACTGAGTCTCAATCAGATATCCGCCTGTTGCATTTGTCGTATTCCAATCACGTTTCATGCGTCCGTTTTCAACCAGTGCCCTGTTAGATAAAGGCTTTGAAAGAATGATATCCTCAGGGATCATCAAACCTTTTCCGGTTCGTGTCGTTTTCTTTTTGTATGCTGAAACGACATCACGTTCATACGCGGCTTCTTCCTGGGCGGCTCTGTCATGCGGATTTGCTTCAGCATTAAGAATTTTTGCAACAGAAAAGCGCTTCACTTCTGAATCGCTTAATCCCATTGTGGTATCCTCTAGAGGCTGTACGCGTAGTCCTTCCTTTTCCCTGTAATCCAGGGCGATTCCACGAAAGTCGGCAACGCTGGAAACATCGTCATAAATGGCTTTATGAACAATATCATGCGGGATGTTATTCCGTCCTGCGATTTCCCAAATTTCCTTTGATCGACTCCGGTCTTCTTTGGCCGCTTCTTTTTGAAGTCGAGCTTTCAGCTCCGGGTCGTCCACGATGCTTTTTTGCACCGTCTGCTCTTGTAAGTTTTCCATCAGTTCTATCCTATGATGTGATGGTTGTGTATTTTGTGCACGTCCTACTCCTACCTCGATATCGGACGGGATGGAGACGCTTGAAATTTCTAATAAAGTCCAATCATCAACCCGGAATGTCGGCGCTTCCGCGCGGTCCTCAGAATCCTCCTGGACAAAATTGTTGACGTTGTAACCAATGGACACGTTGGTACGTATCCGATCTACAACATCCTGAAATGCCTCTTTCGCTAGCACGGAATTTC